CCTACCCAATATTTTGACATTTTATTTTTTTATTCTTTAAAAATAAGTATTTTGATTTCATAAATATTCAGGATAATAAGATATTGTTTGAAGAATTGAAAAACTAGCACCTCCTCCTGTTAATGTTATATTTAAAATATTATTACCTATCAAAAAAGAAGGAAAAACTCCACTATAATCAATAGCAACTTCTTCCCCTCCGTCATGAGAAACAAAAACAGTCATAGCGTCGCAATCAATTTTTAAATAATCACCAACTGCGTCTAACGCTAAACTAGGAACCGTTATTATATCTCCAGTAGTAATATTGTTTAGAATTACTTGTGTTATTGGTGTAGTTGGAATTCCTGTAATAATTTCCCATTTAATGTTTGGTTTAGGAGAAAGAGATCCAGTTGGATTTATTGAAACAGAATATGGGATTGAAGAAGCATTAGTAATAGAATTTGTAGAAGTTACTGCCGTTGTCATTTTTCCGAATGGCTGGCATTTTAACGAAAGTGAAAAAGGAACATTCGTTATATGATAATGTTTTTCTGGTATAGATAATGATTCCAATACACAAGTAAATCTCATAGTATTACCAGCATCGTCTATATCAACATTAAATTCATCATCTCCCGAAACTGCTTCTTTAAGAGTATCTATTTTAGTTTTAAGGTCGGCTTCCGTACTACAATTTATATTTCCACTAACAGATATATTTTTTTCTGTATAATACTGGCTTTGTAAAACAAAACCATCATTTCTATTTTTTTGAAATGTATTTAATGTTTTAGACGGATTATTTCTATATATGATTGTATCCGTAATAAAGTTAGAATCTTGAACTGAAAGAGAATTGATTGTAATTGATTTTGCCGCCATATATTTTTACGCAAATTTTTTGAGAGATAATTCCCTTGAAATAACATCTTTAACTGCTTGAGCGATAGATTTAATATCAGCATCGCTTCGGACTGAAGGATTATTTATATTTATAACAACAGGAGAAACACCAGCAGGAAGAACTGTTTCTTGCCCATGTGCTATAATTGGAACCTCGTCATTAACAGATCCTGGAATTTTTCCTCCCTCTTTAAAACGCAATTCTGGAACAGTTGTTATTTTATATGGATTTTCTTCCCAACCAAGATAATCAGACCCATACGTAGAAACTGTATTTATTTTTTCTATAAGGCCATTAAATTTTGCAATAATAGGATTTATTATATCGGCAAAACTTTGTTTTACTCCTCTAAATGCGTTTGATAAACTAGAAGCCAACCCGTTCCATAAATTTGACCATGTTTTTTCAAATTCATTTTTAAATATTTCATATAATTTTTTAATTACTGAAAAGGCTTCTGATATTGGTTTGGTAATTGCTTCTATTTGCGGACCTAATATATTTTTAATACTGTTCCAAGTGTCTGTCCAAATTTTAGTTAGAAATGTTTTTGCATCATTAAAATATTTATACAATATATCAAGACCTTCAAAAAAATTATTTTTTGTTGTTTCCCACCATTTTACAATATCAATACCCAAAGAATCTAATATTATTTTAAAAAACCCAGTAATTAAAGATAGACCAAATTTTGTTTTGTTGCTTAATTCTTCAAATCCTCTAGTAAAAAAATTTCCAATATCCGTAAAAAGATTAACTATAAAATCTTTTTCCTTTTTTCCAAAATCTTCAAAAAATTTATCAATAAAATCAAATTTAGACGAAATGGTATTCACTACTTTATCTAAAGAAAACCAATCTAAATACTCAGTCAATTCTGTATTTTTTTCCGCTTGGTATTGGCTTCCTTTTAATTGTTTTTCAAATATTGCATTAGCTTCTTTTTGTGTTATTTCTCCAGTTTCCACTCTTTCTTTTGTTCTTATAGTAAGAGCATTATTCAAATCAACTTCAATATCTTGCGATTTATTTAAATCATCCAATTCTCCCTTTAATTTAGCAATTTGATTAAAAACTTCCTGTAATTCACTGGCAACAAAAAATATTCCAACCGCTACAGAAATTGGTAATGAAATTTTACTTAATAATAATAATAATTTTTCTGCTCCTATTTTTGCAGTAGAAAATCCAGTTACGGATGAAGCAAAAAAGTTTTTTAGTGCATTAAAAACAATTCCTCCTGCTCCCATAAAAGCACCTATTTTTAATGCTTCCAACCCAAAATTAAACAAACTTTCGGTTGTTGTATCTGTTTTATTTGTGTTTTTTAAAGTAGTTTCTCCTATTTTTCCTAATTCATATTCATATCCGCTTGCCACTTCTTTTCCTATACTATAGGTTTCTTTTATATCACTGAGTTCTTTTGATAAATTAGATAATCTATTTTTATATGCTTCTTCCATTTTTTCAACTTCATCTAAATATGGTTGAGTTCTATAAAAAGATATAATAATAGAATGTTTTTTTTCTAAATCCTGTTCTTTTTTTAATTCTTCTTGTAAATCTTTTAATTTTTTTTCATTTTGTTTTTCTTCTTCTGTCAATTCTTCGTTTTTTTTATCTAATTTATCTTGAGAAGCAATAGCATAATCCTCGTTTTCACGAGATAATTCTTTTTTAAGATTTTTAATTTTTGTTTGGTCTGCCCAAATTCCTTTTGAGACTTCCTCGTCTATTTGTTCTTGTAAATCTTCTGTTTTTCTTGCATGTGATAAAGTCAATTCTTTATTTGTTTCTTCAAAATCTTTTTTTATTTTATCAGTTGTTTTTTTATATTCGTCTGATAAATCTCCTATTTGACTTTTCAATTTTGAAATAGTTTTATCATGATTAGCAACCCATTCTGACATTTGTTGATTAAAATCACTAGAAGTGTCATTTATAGAAGATTGTAAATCTCTTAATGCTTTAGCTAATTTATTGGTAGTTTCAGAAGCAGAATCACCTGCTCCAGAAACCTGTTTCATTGTGTTTTTTATTTTCATTCCCAATTCTGTCATTGAGTTTTTCCATTTATCCCATTTTCCTGTCATTTTTAGCCAAGCATATACCAATCCCCCAATGGCGATAGTTAATCCAACTATAATTGCAGTTGTTTGTATTCCTGCTAAAGATATTCCTTTAAATATATTGATAATTCCTCCTATTGAAGAATAAAACATATTTGCTAATGCACCAAAAGATGTAATTACTGTTATTAATCCAGTCATAGCAACAGTTCCTGCTATAATTGCAAAAGTCAAACCAGAATGAGCTTCTGCAAAATTTCTCACATTTCTAGAAGCTGTATCTATCCATACAGCGAAAGTACCAATTAAAGGCAGTAACGCATTTCCTAATGATTGTTTCATCATTAAAACATTAGCGTTCATTTTAGTTAAAGAACCACTAAAAGTCATCGAAGCTAAGGAAGCTGCGCCAGCATATCTTTGCCCTTCTTTCATATAGGCATTATAAACCGCTTGTTGTTTTTGTGCTTTAGTTAGGTTATCTGCCACTAATCCATAAGTTTTTGCATATTCTTTCCAAGCATCTCTAAAAACAATTTCAATACCAGTCGAATCAGCGGCAACCTCTCTTAATGTTCTAGCTCCAACTGAAGCTTTTTCAACTGCACTATCAATAGAATCGGAAATATTTTGTTTCATCACTACCGCGGAATCTTTCCACATTTGTACCAATGCCCCTGCTTGCGCCAATGCAATTTCATTAATGTTTTTTCCAACTGTATCTACTCCTTTTTGAGACATGGAAGTAGTCATAACTATTGCATTAGTTAATGCAGTATATGCAGTTTTTTGACTTATCATACCGTCAGATGAAAGTTTTTTGGCCATTTCATTTGCATTTTCAAATACAACACCCGAAGTCATAGAAGCAACCATTAACTTCATTTGAGAATCTTCTAATTCTCTAACTGATTTTACAAACCCTCCTGTAATGGCAGTTAATCCTGCAAAAATAACACCGGTTACCAAAGATAAATAACGCAAACGACTTCCAATATTATCTATATTAGAAGAAACTTCTTTAGATTTTTTACTTACTTTATCAAAACTGTTTGTTGCATTACTTGCTATAGCTGATAAATTTGAAGTAGCATTACTTTTTAAATTGGTAATCGTTCCTGATAAATTTTCAAACGAAGCAGTATTAACCTTTCCAGTTTCATAATTAAATCCTTTTACGGTATTCATTTTTGAAACTTCAGCATTAAAATTCTTCATTACCTGAGAAGTTGTTCCTAATGAAGAATTTACTTTTGAACTGAAAGAATCAAGAGATTTTTCTGCATTTGTTAGCCCATTTAAAAGAGATGCATCGTCAATTATTTTTACTTTCGGTGCTTGAGTTTTTACAAGACTATTAACTTTTCCTTGTAACGCATTTATTTGTTTATTGACTTCTTCAAAACCAGCAACGTCAAAAGACATCGTGGCATTTTTACCAAGATTTGTAACTGCTGTTTGTACTTTTTCTATAACAGGGGAAGCAGTATCAGTGGCTTTTATATTGATATTTATCTCATTATTTGCCATTCTTTTTCATTTGTTTTTCTTGATATTGATTTTCAAGATTGAATATTTCTGTCAATGCTTCATATTTATCAAATGGAAGTTTTTTAACATTATTTGGTTTCATTCCTAAATTTTTCCAAAATGATTTATATATATAAAAATCATTTAATAATTCTGATTTAATTTTCCCAGTGCTGAAAGATACGATAACTTTCTTTATTTCTTCGTTTTTTCTTTTCCTAAAAAATCCATTGATTTTGTAACTGCTTCCATCATTGTTGCGAAATCTTTAACAGGCAACTTTCCGAGATTTTCTTTTGTAATTGTTAAAGGTTGTTCATTATCATCAGTGAACGGCCACGATTTAATCAAAAATTGGAGGGTTTTTATTCCTCTTTCATAATCCGTCAAATCACTGCCAATTTCGCCTAATTGTTCAGTCAAAAGACTGTCGTATAAATCAACTTCAACATTTTCAAAAGAAGGCAAACTAATTTTTATAATCTTTCTTGGGTCTAATAATTTCATTTTATTTGCAAACCGAGAAAACGAGTTGGACATTAGGGCATCGCCCCCGATTATCATAATCGCCTGTCTCAGTTAATTTAGTGATTAATTTAATAATCTTAATAATTAACTTCAAAACCGAATACAAAATTAATTATAAACATGCGTTGAGTTTGTAACTTTAATTTGTATGGTTTTAGCTTCGTTTGGGTCATACATTGCAATAAACTGAGGATTTTCTGTTATAAATCCAGATATTGCCGCGTCTAATCCTTTATCTTTCAATTTGAAATTCGGAATCTTAATCTGAATTTCTTCTGTTTCCGCACTACCGATTGAATCGCCAGTAAACGTAACAATCATTGCACGAACAGGGTCTACCCCATACAACATTGTTTCGTAGAAAGCTCTTTCGTTGGTGTTTTCATAAAATATTACATATTCACCATCAACTTCTAATGCTCCCATAGATATAGAAGCCGGGCTTCCGCTTCCACTCATAAATTGCATTTCTGCATTGTTGTTGTATTTCAAACTAAAACTACTAACAGGAGTGGCATTTGCTGCTGCTGCTGCTACTAACGCTGCTGTTCCGGTTGCGCCACTGCCGAATTTAATAGAATAGTCTTTGAAAGACATAATCCTTTCAGTAGTTAATGCTAAAGTACCAGTTGCAGTAGTAGGGAATTTTGTTAAAATATTAGCAGATAAAGTAGCTAATCCATCAACAACATTCAAATCAAACGAATTTACAACACCATAAGTGTATTTTCTCGTATCAACAGTATCATTATAAACAATGGTTACAGTTTTAGGAGGATTCGCTGATTTCCTTGTTAACGTATGTTCCCATACAGTAGTTTCTCCTGCGGCAGTTACGGTTGTTTTTTCTCCCAAAGCAGGATATAAGAAATACATAGCGTTTTCAACGTCCATATATATTTCTACATCTCCACTTCCACTTAATTTACCAACCGAAGAAGCATAGTTTTTATCACGAACACCTTTTGCGGATTCATCAAATAACGGTTCTTGTTTAGCCAGTAAAGTACAACTAACATAAGGTATCCATTTGCTTGCTTGCACTCCAGTTCCAGGAGTAACTTCGATTCCTACTCCCATATAAGGAGTATTTCCTGATTTAATTGACATATTTTTATAATTTTATTTCTTTTTCAGAAATATCTTCTAATGTTATTGTTTTTTTCGACCTTTTTTCGATAACATTTTCTTTTATTTCTTTTTTTACTTCTTCTTCTTTAATTTCTTCTTTTTCGACTTCTATATATTCTTGTATATTTGAATTTGATATAACTTCACTGAAAACATCATCAGTGATAATTTTTATTTGGTTCGCACCAACATACAAATCAAATTTAGGGAACAGAAGACCATTTTTACTTTTGTTTATTATTTTTTTCATTGTTTTTTATATTTTTGTTTATGGGTAAATGTACTGTAAAAGTATTGAATGTATTATCTTTAAAACATTTTACCGATACTTCTACCCTATCGCCAATTAATTTATATTTAAATAATAGATTATGGCACGAACGACAACGAAAATCAGACATTTTATCTTGTAGTAAAGTGAGCCACTGTGATGTTGGCAACAACTTCCAATGTTATTAAATCATCCGTCCTTTTTCTTACCGTATAATCTATTGACATATCATTAGATATTCTTCTATTAGTTCCTAAATTTAAATTCTTTCTAATAATACTTAAAATAGTTTTAATATTTAACGCTCCCGCTGAATCTTCACCTTCCATTGTTTCCATTAAAAAATCAGTTCCTACCATTTTATCTGGCGTAGCGTTTAGGTATTGACGAGCGTCTATTACAAGTGATATACTGATATTGTAAGTATTGTTATCTCTGGCACTATCCAAAAGAGATATATTAGTTCTTACTGGATTTAAAATAAGAGCAGGCAAGCAACTTGCAGGAATTGCGGTAGGGTCGCCAATATAAATATATTTAATTAGTCCTTTTAAACCTACTGAGAGCAGGTCTTTTAGAAGTTGAATAGTTGTTTTCATTTTTCAAAAAAATACTGATTTATTTTATTTCGTAACCATTCTGCAAAAATATTATTTACTTTTGTTTCCCTTGCATCATCTACTTTAGTAATTGTTCTTGCAGGAACCATTTTTCCCTCACTGTTCATTCCTCCTCTGTGCATCAATTCCGCATAAGGTGCGTCACTTTTTATATCCATACTCGCTTTGTTTCGTAATATCCAGTTGAAACTGTTTTGTAACCAACCAGTGCAAATAAGAGGCTTAAATATTGCTATCGCTTTTCCTTCTGTATAAAGATTTAATTTTTCTTTTATTCTTCTTGCAGATAACGGCGACCAAACTTCACCAAATCTTCCACCTCTTTCATCAAAATTTTGAGAAATTTCCTGAATATAATAATCTCCAGATTTTATTAAAGGCATTGAAAAATCACTTAATTCATTTCTTATTCCTTTTAGTGCATTATTAACATTATCAATTCCTTCAACATTTATATTTATTTTTGTGCTCATATTAAAATCCTCTTACGGTATCGTCACTGCTTCTATAGGAATCAGTTGTCGGAGAAGTCGGATCTGTACATTTAAATTGCTCACTTTCAAGATTGAAGAGCTCGCCGAGGTCTGAGGTTTCTCCATCGTATGTATTAGAACATCTAACAGTAGAGGTGGCTTGTTTTGATAATTCAGAACCAGTAGTATCAATAAGGGTTATTTTTCCTTCTAAAATTCTATCAATCAATTCTTCGGCTCTTTTAATTTTTCTTTCTCCTGATTTAGATATTTCTATATTTGCTTCAACTCCATATTCTTGCGATAACAGATTGCCCGCTGCCGATAAAATAATAACTTTTTGTAAAATCCTTGAAGTTTTCGGTAAAGGTAAAGAATATTTAGTAATCAAACTTCCTTCTGTTTCTTCTTCTGCTTCATTTCTATATCTATCAACTATTTCAGTAGATAAATAAGGATTGTTTTGTAATCCTGCCTCTGCTAAAATTTTATATAATGAAACATAATGGTTTGCGTCGCTAGCTTGAACCGCAATAGCGTCATCTAACGAAGTTTCTGATAAAGAATATGAATTATAATAAGTTGCTTTATACCAAGAAGTATTTGTGCCTGTAGTATCTTCTAAAATTGTTCCTTGCGGATTATCAACTTTTATAGCAATAGGCGATCCTTCCCCTGAAAGATGAGAAAATGTGCCAGTTTCAGTCGTGCTTCTATAAAAATTTCGTTGATTATATCTTATTACTTGAATCGGTTCATCTTTATAATGTTTTTTTGTAGTAGCGACGGCAACCGTTATAGAATTAGTAGAAGTAGAAGCAACCTGACATATTTCAGAATTTTCATTTCCAATCACGCCTAAAACAATATATTTATTAGCCGAAAAACCAGTAGGATCAGTTACTGATAAAATTGTTTGAGATGCCTCTTCATCTGCTGAAAATGTTGTATATTCTCCAAGAATAAAATTATCTATACCAACTTTCAAAATTTGCATGATTTATAAGTTATATCTTTATTATAAATATTATTTCTGGGGTAGTAAAATATTTTACGTTTATTTTTATTATTTGTCAACAACACCTAGCTAAAGGCGCGGGGCTTGTGTTCCTGTTAAGTCAATATATTTTTTATAATTTTTCAATTTCTTCTTCTGTTAAAACTTCTAATAAAACTTGAGAAATAATATATGCAGGATATATTCCCATAACAGCAGTGTTTCCATCTTTGTTTTTTATAACCTGGATAATAGATTTATCAAAAATTTTTTTAAGATATGACTTATATTTTTCTTTTAATTCTATTTCTTCATTTTCCTTTGAATTTATAATAAGCTGAGCTAATGAATTTGCATAAAAACCATCTAAACGATTTTCCCCTGAGTAATGATTTAGACTATTTAATATAACATCCCCAATGGTTTCGTATTTTATTCCTTCTTTTTTTTCTTCCTCAGTTGGAAATTGTTTAATCAATGGCTGTTGTGTTTTGAGGTTCAATATTTGTTTTGTGAATATCATTGTTTTATTTTTTTAGGTCTTCCAGCGGTCTTTTTCTTTGGAGAAATATTCTCACTGGTATTTTTATTATTTTCTTTTTTCTCTTTTTTTTCTTCCTGTAAACTTTCTTTGTTTTCATCGGCTTCATTCTGAATGGTACTGCCTGTTTCTTCTTTTTCATTTTCTATTTTAAATTTTGTTTTAGAAATGTTATCAGAATCATCAATTCCTAAAATAAATCCATTTTTATCGTCTTTTTTGTTTTCTTTTTCAATAATTTCTTGAAAATCATCTATTACTTGCTCTTTTTCTATTACGACTTTTGTGTTGTTTTTGGCCCAAGGAGGAATTTCTGAAAAATATTTGAAAGTTCCATGCTCTATATTAGAGTCTTTACCAAAATTCATTGGTGATGTTATTTTATATACTGTTTTCATAATTTTTTGTTTTTTGTTTATTGTTGATAAATTTAATTTTTTATTTAAAAATTCATTACATTTTATTTTAAATTCTTCATATGTGTTCGACTTTTGTTTTATTGCTGTCATAGCAATTCTATCAATTTTTTTTGGATATAATAGTTTTGATATTTCAAGAAACCATATATCATTTAAATCACAAGAATTCCATCGTCCTCTATCTAAAAAATATTCACTATCTACTCTTCGTTGCCCGAATGTGTTATCAATATGATAAACTCCTACATCTTCTACCAATAACACATCGCCACACTTAATTGAATGTTGATATAATAAAGAATCTATTCCCCATTTTTCTTCGGTGTTTTTTGGTAATATTAAACTTTTAATAACTTCTTTCCTGAATATAAAACAACAACCATACACGATAGGAGCATTTTTCTTTATTGTATGCCCGCCATAGAAATTTATAGGATGCACATTTCTTTCACTATTTTGTATTCCTTCGGCACGAGGAACTAAACAACTAACATATTCTGGATATTGAAAATTTTCTAACATATTTGGTAAAAACTCTTCTGAAAGAATTTCAATATCACTATCTAATTTTATATAATAATCATAATCTTTTTCAATCTTATCTATATTTATACAAAAATTCTTATATACCCCTAGTGTTTCTTTATTTCTAAAAATAGTAAATTTATATTTTTCTTTTAACCCATTGAGTAATTCAAATGTTTCTTTATCGGAGTTATCGTCAAAAATGAATAAATCAAACTCTTGCCCTGCTCTCTTATATAAACTTTCAATAGACCTTTCAATATATTTAGGTCTGTTAAAAGTCATCATTATTATACAAATATTATCCATTCTTTTTAATAATTTTAAGTATTCTATCAGAAACAAACGAATCGCCAAATGGATTATGTGTTATATTTACTTTCTTTTTCATAAATTGGCGTATTTTTTTTAAAATATAATTTTTTTCCATTTTTTCTATTAAAATTCCATATCCTTCATCAATAATTTCTTGACGCTCTGTTTTCTTTCTCATTATTACTATTTTCTTTTTAAAAGATGATGAATCCTCACAAATTCCGCCGGAATCTGAAATCACTAACTCACAAAATTTTAAATATCTTAAAAATTCAAAATAATTAACTGGTTCAATATAATTTATTCCTATTTTATCGGCTACTTTTCTAACATTTGGATTCGGGTGGCAAAGAAAAACTATATTTATATCTTTGCTTAATTCTTTTAACGCTTTAAATATTTCTTCTAATTCTTTACCAAATGTTTCTCTTCTGTGTAATGTTACTAAAATATATTTTTCTTTTATAGGTCTTTCGTTTGGTATTATTTTTTTAATAATATTTAAAGATTCTATTTCAGTATTTCCGACAGTATAAATATTTCCTTTTATGTTTTCTTTTTGAAGATTGTTAAAAGCTCTTTTTGTTGGAGCAAATAATATATCAGACATTTGATCTATTAAAACTCTATTTATTTCTTCTGGAAAAGGAGAATTAATATATCCAGTTCTTAATCCTGCTTCCAAATGTACTAATTTTATATTATTTCGTTTTGCTACTATTGCACCAGCAAGTGCGGTAGCAGTATCTCCTTGAACCCAAAGCCGTTTAAAACTATGTTTTTTTACTTCTTTATCTATTTCAAAAATAGCATTAGATAAAAATTCCCAAATATCTTGATTTTCTTTCATTAGTTTTAAATCAACATCTGGCGTGATTTTGAAAAAATCAAACATCATCTTTGCTAAATCAGAATGTTGCCCTGTGTGAATAATGAAACAAGGAAATTTTTTAACAATAGGAAAAAATTTAGAAATTTCTGGCCGAGTTCCGAGGCAAATCGCATCTTCAATTTTGTCTGATTTTTTCATTATAAGTATTTAAATTTATTCCAAAATTTTCTAAAATATTATCTACATTTTCAGTTATTTCTGTTTCTTTTTCGTGCCCTGTAAAAATAGTTCTATCGTCGTGATAAATAGTTATTCTATTTGTTCCGTGAACATTTACAATAAATTTATTTTCTGATAAAGGTATTGTGTTCATTGAATATATAAGAGCATCGTGGCTTCTAAATTGCTTATATTCATCTTGTTTCTTTTCGTCTAAATAAATATCAATCGGATACATTATAGTAGAAAACGGTGGCGACGGCATATAATAATGTTGAAGTCTTCCTCCTTTGCAATCTAAACAATATCCTTTTTGAAACACTAATGCCTGTCGTTCTTCAAAATCATAACTTTGTATTTCTTTAACTGCGTCTTTATGAAACAAATCATCTGAATCTATCCTTGTATGATAAACATAATCATATCCTTCTGAAAATTGTTTTATAAAATCAGAAAAAGAAATATCTTTTACATTCCTGATATAATAAGTCAGCCCACTTCGTTCTAATATTTGTTTTATAACCTCTCTATATTTATCAGGAACAAAATCAGTCGTCATTGTAAGAACAAAATTCTTGTTTGTTTGGTTTTTAATACTTGCTAAACAATAATGTTCATATATTTTTAATCTATGTTCCCACCATTCGTCAGGATGAACAATGTTTCTAGTAAATTCATTTCCAATAATATTCAAGGTTTTGTTGTTCATAATCTCTACAAGTATTAGTTATTATTTTTTCTGAAATAAATTTAAAAGTTGGTCGTGTTTCTCTAATAAATTGTTTTAGTTCTTCTAAACGCTGGCAAAATTCTTCTCTTTGAAAATGATCGTAATATTCATCATATTCTTTATTAGGATATTTAGTTAATCCTTCGTATGGACTCGTATGCCAATATTTTTTTGCCGTAACAGGAACAGTTGAACCAGAACAAATCCAATATCCTAATTCGTCACAAGCTTTAATATGAGGTTCTTTCCATTTATAGGCAGGTACTTTTAGTCCTTGTTCAAACCCCAATTTTTGACAATCAAGTAATAATTCTTTAGTTCTTTCTTTAGTCCAATTTAACCATTCGCCCGCATGTTCATGTGAGTGATAACACAATTGCGTATTTTTATTTTTAGCATTTTTTAAAAATTCTTCTGAACATTTTCCAGTAATAACAAATAATGTTATTTTAATATCTGGAAATTCTTTATATAAACTTTCAAGTTCTTCTGTTCTTGAATTTCCTTCCCAATAGTCGTCAAATGAAATAACTAATTCTCTACTCATTGTTTTATTTTATTATTTTCAAATTCAAACCACCAAGTAACATTATCTCTTAATTCCGGCTCTCCTAATTTTGGTTCTCCTATCTTTTCTCTTACTAATTTTCTAATATGCTCCATTTCCCAATCATGCCCTCCAAAAATACTTCTTGGTTTTATTTTTGTTATCCAATTATCAATATCTCTTGCAACCTGCTCTTCAGAATGGTCGCCGTCAATCCATACAAAATCAACTAATTCGTTTACAATAGAAACAGCATCATCACTTTTCATCTTTAATATAACAACTCTATCTCCAAATTCTTTTAAACGATTTAAAACTTTTTCATACATATTATCAAAATATTCTTGAGAAAGTCTTGCTTCATATTCTTTTCCTTCTTGATGAATCCAAGGGTCAATAGCATATAATTTCAACAATGGAAACTTTTTCAATAAAGAAATCGTATTATGCCCATCAAGTACACCAATTTCCACTCCTACCATCGGAACATTTCCGAAAAATGGATTTAAAATATACTCTGGTAAATAAATTTGTTGTATCATATAATAAATTTATAATTGAATTTTTGATATATTTTAGAAATAAACGAACCTGGCTCGCAACCATATTTTTCTTTGTATCGTTGTACTCCTATTTTTCTTATCTCAGTATAATCTTGAGTTGATTTTTTATCTGTCGAAGATATAGAAGAAAAATGTCTGGTAACAACATTATTATCCCATTTCCAATTATATCCTTTATCAAGTAATCTATATATAACATCATTATCTTGTGCTCCTCCAATACCAAAACTTTCATCAAAATAACCAATTTCTTCTATTTTTTTCTTATCAAACATTAAAATTCCGCCTCCCCATTGATATTTTGATTTGATATATTCGCCTGCCATTCCTGGTGGTCGTTCATAAACGCCCCCTTCTATTTTTGGTAATTTTTTAACATCTAACAACTCTTTATTTTCTGGTCTTGATAATAAATACGATGGAGAAATAAACGCACAGTCATCAGACCAATCTTTTAACATTACTTCAAATAGATTTTCAGGAACTAAATAATCAGAATCTAATTTAACAACAAAATCACCATTGCTATTAAACATTCCAAGATTCAAAGAAATAGACACTCCTAAAGTAGAAGCGTTTTTAATACATAAATCTGCTATTTCATCAAAAAAATCTCCACCGATTGCTGAGTTATCATTAACTATAATATATTCACCATTAACTTTATCAACTGCTTTTCTAACCGAAATCATACACTTTTTAATAACTTCAAGTGCTTCTTCGCTTGGGCATAAAACTGCTGTAACTACTGATATTCTTTTCATTGATAAGTAGTAAAATCTATAATTGCTTTTCCTACAAGATTTCTGTTATTAGAACACGTTTGTAAAATTTGAACATTAGTACTGAATTGAGATAAAAGATTAAATAAATCAGTAGACGTGAAAGACCAAATATGAGCATCGTCTTCTATTTTCAATTCATTTGGCACAGAAACAATTAAAACACCGTCTTTTTTAATAACTCTAACTACTTCTTTTACTAATTCAATCGGTTTATCAACGTGTTCTAAAGTTTCAAGCATACAAACAACGTCAAATTTTTTATCTTCAAAAGGTAGTTTATGAGCGTCTGCTTGTAACCAAGATTGTTCTGGAAAACGAGTTTTTGCTAAGCTAATGAGTTTTTCCGACAAATCAACGCCAGTAAAATATTTAATAGGAAAATTCTTATTTTTTATAAAATTATAAAGATTTCCATTTAAACAACCAATATCCAAAATTTCGGCGTTTTTTGGTAAAATATCACAAATAGTATTAAATTTACAAATACTACCACCACGATTTATATCTGCTTGCATATAAGAATCAGTTGCAAAACCATTCCAATACTCATTAGTATTTATATTTTCGTTTTTTATTTTTCGCATAATTTTATTTTAATTTTACTTCATAAGTATATTTTTTCCAGCCGTTGCCACTATAATTGCTGATGAATAAATATATTTTATCGTTGTATAAGTAGTGCATACCGCAAGCGTCGCCATTAACTAAAATTTCTTTATCTAATTTAAATCCTGATATTGGAGATTTTGATGTAAATAAGAAAGTTTTCCATATTTTATCAATTTCTCCTTCCAATAACATATAATAAATACCATCTTTATATAAAACAGAAGGACTGGCGGTGAAAGAAGGAAATGTTTCTTTTTGATTTATAACAATGCTATGCTCGCTTAAATTTCTTATATTTTCACCAATATCTACTCTTATTTCGTTAGTAGTCGAATTTCTCCAATATAAATACCATTTGTTATCTTTTTTCCACATAAAAGGATTATAATTTCCCCAATATTTGTTTTCTGTGTGTAAAATCTCCGAAAACTTGAAATTTATACCATCTCTACTTTCCCATCGTTCCAAACGGCTATCATCGTTATTGTCTAAAAACATATAAAACACTCCATTTTCATATACAGTGCTCGACCAACGAAAATTACATTTTTCTGAATGTAAAATAGGATTTTTAGAATAAGGAGTCCATTCACTTTCTAAATCGTCTGTATAATATAATCCGATTTCGTTGCCACTAACATTACTCATATATCCCAGATACTTTCGTTTCTTACAGTCTATTTCTTTATTCATTTCTAAAATTGTAGAATCTGAAACAGGATTAAAAGTATGGCAAGCTGGTGGATTTTTAACTATCGTGTTATTTAATAAAATTGGTTGGTAAATCATATTCTTACAAATGTTGCGTCGTAGTAGGAATCATGCTCAGTTAATTCTTTCTCTTTTGTATTAGTGGTAAATCCTAAATTTTCAAGAAATGTATAAACATCGTGAGAATTGCACCATTCTTCTGTTTTGGGATGTGTGTGTAATTCAACAGTTATCCAATTTGTTTTCTTTAAGACTTCGCTCGCCCCACGCAACATTTTTAATTCCGATCCTTCGATGTCCGCCCAAATTGCGACGCTTGAAAACGGCCCATATTCTTTATATATTGAATCAAGGGTAACTGCTTTTACTGTATGAAATTCGTTATACCCAGGATACCCTCCGGCAATAAATCCGCTTGTGTTATGATATATTCCAGAAATTTCTTCATTTTTATCGGAAGCGGCTACGTTTAATAAAATACCAGGAAAAATATCTTTTAAATTGTTATATCTAACAGGGTCTGGTTCCAACCCAATAATTGTATAACCATCCCATAAATCTTTACGCCAACTTTCACTATGTGGAACACCGACTCCGCAATCCAAAAATAATTTTTTCATGTTTATTTTATTTTTTTAATATCAATAACACAACCATTAGGAATTTTTTGAATATTTAAAATACCACCTTCGTCATTATATCCCATATAAATAAAAGTAAAATTGTTATCTTTTTTCAAAAAATATCCGACGGCGTATAAATATATTACTACTTCTTCTGATGATGTTTCTCTATTCCAACCAGGAAAACTTTCACAATCTAAAAATTTTATATTTATAATATCTCCAACATTAATATTTTTCATATTTTTTTAGCTACTACAAACATATTTTTATTGTTTTATACGAAATAAAATTTTATTCCAATCATCATAACAAAAAAAACCTTGACATACCACTCCACTAACTAATCCTATTACGAAATAATTTGATAAAAAAACAAAATTATAATATATAATTAACGGAATTAAACTAAGCCCTATTATCCAATGATGAATATGTATACAATAGTTACCTAATATAAATTTAATTGATTTTATTATTCCTTGCTTTTTTGTTTCTTTTCCCGATAATAATAAAGCACTAACATAACCAATCAATACACCAATAAAAATTTGTATAGAAATAAAAAAAATTGGAAAGGTTAATAGAATTTTATATTTTTTATTCATATTTTTTTAGCTACTATAAACATATTTTTATAATTTTCGCTATATCTATTTATAGATATTAAATTCCACCTTCCTGATAATTCTAAAATATTAATAATTTCAAAAAAATCAAAAGAATGAACATGTTCACTTCCGCCTATTATATTATTATAAGGAGTAGTTATGACGAAAGTGCCGTCATTCCTTAAAATATTATACACCTCATTAACAAATTTTTCTGGGTCTGATAGATGTTCTATCGTTTCAAAACAAATAGCAAAATCTACGTCTTTATAATACTTTGATATGTTATAAACATCATCAGCAATAAATCTACAATTAGGTCTATTTTCTCTTGCGTCATTTATAGCACTTTCTGCAAAATCAATACCAGAAAATATACACCTTTGTTTTTTATTAAATAAATATTTAATCAATTCGCCCGTGCCACAACCAATATCAACAATTAAAGAATCGTTTTCAATAATTTGTGCTACCTTTTCAAATCTTTCTTTTTCAGTACGATGTTTATTTTGTTTTAATTCGTCTTTATAAACATTATCCCAATATTCTTTTGTATTTATATTGTTATCTAATATTTTCATCTTTTTATTAAAGGAATATACCCATCTTTTATATATTCATCAATAATATTCCATCTATCTTGAAAATGTGTTTTGTTACAAATCCAAGAGGCGACTTTATCGCTTCCATAAATTGTTCCTTTTAGACTACTCCATATTTCTTTATTGTCTATTGGATGCGGAGAAACTAAAGTTTTTATTTTACCAAATCTGAAACAATTAAAAGAAAATTGCATATCCTCACAATTAGTATATAATTTAGGTTTTTCAAACCACATATATTTCAAATGTTCCGCTTTACAAACCCAACAATGTCCGCCAAAATCTACTTCTTGTTCTTTTTCACTTGGGTTTCCCCAACCTGGGCAATCCCAAGTTCTTTTTTCTAGATGTATAATTCTACCATTACCGACAACTAAACAATTTTCTTTATTTATTAAATTTATTGCTGTTTCGTAAAATCTACTTCCACTAATTGTGTCGTCGTCATAGAAAAACAAATAATCACAATCTTCTAACAATCCAATCGCAAAGCGTAAATGGTATTTTCTATTAACACTGGATTTTATTACTTCAATATCATCTGGATAATTAAATTCGCAACCTCCGTTATTTTCTACAACAATAATTTTATCAGATTTAATAGTTTGATTTTTTATAGAATTGTATTGTTCCAAAAAATAATTTGGTCGCTTGTATGTTTGAAGAATAGTAACTATTTTCATATTTCATTATATATTAGCATATTTTATAAAATTAGTCAAATTCTTCAAGATACAACATATCAATAAATCCACAAGAACATCTTTTTGGATGACGAGTTTTGCCTTCATTATCTAAATCTTCTTTACATAAAGAAAACCAGCCGTGGCATTTAGGACAACGAACAAAAGCAATTCTTATTTTATCACTAATATTTTCGACAGTATTTCCTCTACATTTAATATAATTATTTTTTAATATTTTCATAATTATTTTTTAATATAAATTTAGTAAAAACATTATTCCATATTTTACAATTTGATATTGTACAATGTCCTCCCTGTTTATTCATTATTGGAACAAGTAATGGAATTTTATATTCTTCATATCCTAACTTTTTATATCCTTCATTATAATTTTGTGAAAATAGCGTATATACATCTGAAAAAGATAAATTATATTTATCACACTCTTTTTTAAGATTTTTAATATATTCTATATTTAACGCATACTGAGTAGTTTGAGATATTTTACCCAATTCAGTGGCTTCTTGTTTATCCATTAAATACACTTTCATTCCTACTCTTCTAAAATAATCAGCAACCTCATTTGCTTTTTTTCCTGATATATATTTAGTAAAAGTAATTAAACTTTCTTCTAAATGAGGATGTTTCCCTATTACTGGACTATGAATAGCATTGCATTTTCTCGAAGTTCCAATTGGAACAGTTGAATGAATTATTGTATATTTTGGATCAAATCTTTTTTGATATTTTTTAACTTCAAATATAAATTTTTCAGAGTAAGGAAAACAAATATGAATAATATCATATTTTTCCCTATTGTTTATTATTTTATATTCTTTTTCTTCATTATATTTAAAACATTCAAAAATATTTCCATTTTTATCTAAAATATGAATTTTATAATTATTCAAAAGCACATTTTTTAATGCTTTCCCTATTTCTCCATTTCCTATAATAAGTGTTTTCATATGATTTCGTCCCATTTATATTTAGATTTTCCGGTTTCTAAAACATTTAGTATATTTTTTACAAGCGGAACAGAATCGAAGTATTTTAAAATAAACTTTTGTCCTTTTTTTGCTATTTCTTCTCTTTCTTCTGGACATTCTAAATAATACTCAATTCCATAAACCATTTCGTCTATGTTTTCAAACCAATCTAAATTTTTGAATCTTGTAAAACATTCTTCTATTCCTTCTATATACTGAGGAAAGTAAAAAGTTCCACAAGCCATATAATTTCCCAATCTATCAGATGAATATTTACGTCTATTAAAACTATTTGAACCTATTCCTATTTTTGTTCCGCATATTGCATATAAATATTCAGGATAGCCTAGCCACTGTGTATTATCAACTCCATACATTTTTACATTCATTGCTAATTCTTTGAGTTTATCTATTATTTGATTTCTCATCATATTATCTCCAAATCCTCGCCGTCCTGTCCATAAAACATCAGATTCAAATTCTGCTGGATAATCATAATGTTTATAAAAATCAGAATCAGTAAATGTAAATATGCTCATCGCTTTTGAACCACTTGGCATAACTTTTTTATGCTTCGCTAAATAATCTCCAGCGTGAGTTGCGACTAATAAATCAATATATTTTAAATGATTTAAATCAAAGTCGGTCGGTTCATTCCTGCAATCGGCAAGCCATTTTACAAAAATAGCATTAGGATATTTAGACCTCAAAAGCCCGACTGTTTCGGGTGTTATTCGTTCACATTTACCAAAAAATAAAAGGTCTGGGTTTATTGTTTCTGCAAAATCAATAAGTTCCTTATTAGGATTTTGTGAAGCACGATAGTCAAATCTATATACTTCGTGTCCATTTTTTTCAAATCCTTTCGCAAAAACTTGGCCTCCGCAAAATGGGCTGGCCGTATAAATCAAAGATGGATTAAATACATCTATATGTAATGTTTTCATTTTCGCCTGCCTCTATGGGCATTATTTTAAAAACTACAATACTTGAATATATACCTTTGCTCCTGATCCTGATAAAGTATTATATATTCCATTAGTAAATTCTATTGCTCTCAAAGGAGTAAATACTTTAGAATCATTAGCTAACGCTTTCAATTCTACAATAGAATCTCCAGAAGAACCAACACTATCTTTTAATATTATTGAAGAATTAGCAGATCCTCCAACTAATATAATAGAACCTACTATTACTCTACCAGACGATACTTGCTCGGTTGTACTACTTATGTAAACTGTCATTTTTTTGTTTATTTATAAAATTTTTATAGTTATGTTGTAAAAATTCCTGTTTTCCAATAAGAGGAGCTTCGCCAATATGTTTCATTTCTATAGTAGGGTCGCACCATATCTTAAATCCTGCTTTTTTAGCTTTTTGGCAGAAGTTGAAATCAACACTCCAGTGTTTTCCATCCTCCGAATAAGGAGTTTCAAAAAAGGGACTTTTCATTGATTCAATAACATTCCTTTTTATTAAAAATCCTGCCGTTCCTATAACATCTACCTCTTGCATTTGTTTAGGTAATATAGGATAATAATTATCATCTTCTGGATTTTTCTGATATACACAAGGTTGATAATCTGCTACACGTTTGAAAGCGAGAGCACCGATAATATCAACATCATGTTCTAACATTCTCATTAATATATCAGAATCAAATGTCATATCATCGTCTAAGAAAAAAAGATGAGTTTTTTCTTTATCTTCAAGAAATTTTTGGCAAAACATATTTCTTGCCGTATCAATCATTACTCTCGGAACTGCCATTACTGAAGAATTTTCTGGTATTATTAAAGAAGCCAGTGATAATGTAAAACGATAATCATTTTGTCCCATCGTTGGGATCGCTATTAAAATATTATTCATTATTGAAAAACTTCAAGACTTTCCACTTGCTCAAGCATTTTGGGAAAGTTTAATGCTCGAACAAGACTTGAAGGATTATTTATTATTTGTAAATTCTATAACTTTTTTTACTAACGTAATTTCGTTTTT